CTTGTCCAGGAGTTCCGAGGTGATGGGCTTCGCGGGCTTTGCAGGATCGGGCGGGGGAACGAAGGAGTCGACATCGCCGTCGAGCCGGAAGATCAGCGCCCGCAGCAATCTGTCGCCCCGTTTCAGCGGATAGGGAGATCGTCCCATGTTGATGACCGTGACGTGTACGGGCCCTTGGTATCCGGGATCCACATGGCCTGGATTGGTCATCAACAGCCCCTGGATCGACACTCTGCTTGCTGGAAAGACGAGCGCCGCTTGGTTCTTGCCAAGCTTGAATTTCTCCGCCGTGCGAATGATGGCCGTCGCGCCCTCGTCCAACGTGACGGGCAGCAAATAGGGATTGTCCGCCGAGCCCGCCTCCAGCCCCTTCTTGTCGGGGCGGAATACTTCCCCCACGTGGAGATCGATCGCGCACCCGAAGATGTCCGTATCGATGGCCGCATCGGCAAGCCCTTCGATGGGCCCTTGACCGGCCTTGATTTGCACGCGCAATTCCTTGTCCAGCATCAAGCTCATCGTGCCTCCCGTTTCCAAGTGCCGTATTGTGGGCGAGGAGCGGACCAGGTTTCAACCGCGCGCGATCGGGAGTTCAGGGCAGTGGTTGCAGGAGGAACGGGTGCAGCTTCCCGTGGCCCGGCCGCACCGCATGGACCACGATGCACGAGATCGCCTATCGCAGGATTAGTTCGTGTGAGCAGTATCACCGCCCCCGCCGCATGCATGGCGTGCGCCACGGCGGGGGCCGTGGATATGTGTGGTCGGAGCTGAAATAGTCGCCCGGGCTGTACGGTATGCAGTGCGTCGATGACAGGTATTCAACTGCCGGGGAAAAAATTTGCGACGGTTGGATCGCGGCGCAACTCTTTCCGGACCTGGAAGATTTCGGCATTAGGTGGTGGGGGCAATTTTCCAAGCTTGACCAGCACGTCGATTACCGATGAAATCACCAGGTCGCGCTTGTTCTGAAGCCCGGTCCGCATTTCAGTGAACCGAGCGTCATCGAGATCAGCACCAGGGTTGTCCTGCTCGAACTTGCGAATGGCCGCCTTGAGTTGGGTGAACTGATGATCGGGTAGCCAAGAAAGCGTTCGCTCGCTAACGCTCCGAACCTTTTCCGCAAGGCCTTCAGGCGTCCAATCTGGCGTTCCAACCCTAGAGAATTGTTGCCCTAGCAGCCAACCGAGCTTCGCTTGAAACAAGTCCGTGACTTGCGCCACCCGCCCGGCCAAGCAGGCATCGTAGTGCTCCACGCGGATCGACATTGCGAGCGGCAACATGACGCACATGTCTTCCGCGATTTGCAGATCGACGCGCTGTGGGACGAAAAAGTAGCGCGAATCGTTGTTGTTGATGAGCTTCGCCAAGAAGTCGTCGTAGCGTCCTTGAGTCTCATTTGACCCAAGCACATAGAGACCACCCGGAGTCTTCAACAGATAATCATCGAACTCGCGATCCAGAACTGTCCGAAGAGGTCGAACTGGAGCAAGCGCGATGTACCGCGTCTTCGTCCGACCTTCGTGCTTAACCAGATCACACGACTGGGTCAAGACGGCAAACATCTCGTTTACCGGTTTCTCGACATGGTACGGGTGATATTGCCTAAGCACCTGATCAATGACAGGTGCTGATCGGGGAATGAGGTCGCCTTGCTCGAGAAACGGAGCTGATACAACCTTGAAGAACTCCGGTGCTCCCTTGGGAACCGGAGCGGACGCCTGTGCTTGCGGAGCCTCGTCGGCGGCCATGTGGCAATGGCCTAGCCCTTGGTACTCATGGATTCCGGCGGGAATCCGAGCCGAATGGTACGCGTGAGGCGTTCCTGGCGACTTTCCTGCGCAATCACCGCCGGCTTGATTGACAGGGTAACCTGATTGGCAGAGGACATGAACGACACAGCAATACGTCGAGTTCCCGAAGCCGGATTAGTAGTTGCAGTGCTGGCAACGGTTGCTGACATCGCTGGCACAGTGACGTCGACAGTTTCGTCCGCCGAGCCAAATTGCACGTTGGTCATGCGTCTCCCTTTGTTAGTCCCTCGACGAGCTCGTTAGTTGCATGCAGCAATTCATTAAACAGGTCCACTGCTGCAAGTTGCTCTGCCGCTTTGGAAGCCGAACCTTCGACTTCATAGTGATGATTGACATTGATCGTGGCGCCCTGAGCGTTCGACTGATAGCTCACGTTGACCATGTGATTCAAAGCTGCAATGCCGAGCTGCCATTGGCGACTCACCACATTTGCCTCAGGATCGGCTACGAGGAGGTCTCCGACCGAGTCTGCCCATGCTACAGACTTCGCCAACTGACCTTCGCCTGGTAACACCTCATACGAAAAATTCACGCCCATTGCTCCTATCGGAGTATGCGGAAGTGTCTCCAAAATCTTCTTTGCGGCGCCAAAGCTTTTCGCAACCCTTGCCGCATCATCTGGGATGAGGTGGAAGATCAAGACGTGCGGAGTGGCCGTAATGGACAGACCCTCGAACGTCAGGCGTGCTGGCTCCGCAGTTTGGACCGGAAGCTGCATTTCAACCTGAAACGCGTTTCCCGCGGCAAGTCCAAGGATGTGCCGCCCGATCCAGGTGGGATTCAAGATTGCAGGGTTCCACGCACCCGCGAGGATCAACGTGGTCTGATCGCCCAGCAATTTCATCTAAGTTCCATCTTATGAAATTTCGTCAGCCCGGTCGCCGAGGCTTCGGCCTGCGAGCGTACATGATCCTACCGAGCGAGCGCTACCCCGTGCTTGCGCGTAGGCAATAGTCCACGCTAAGTGGGCTTTCCTGACAGTATTAAAGGTTGTGCCGGGAACGTGCCGCAACTGGCGTGCGGCTCATCCGCTTTCCGCTGCCCATCCGAAGCGCTACTCGTCTTCTGCCGCGCCGAGGTGGGCCGTGGGTGCATAGAACGACAACCTGACGGCGCCCCGCGGGATTCCTGACGGGCTGCGGGGGGCTATGCAGGCGCGGACGGGCTTCCTCGCGCGGCAGCAATTAGTCTGCTCCCATCCTCGCGCTTGAGCAGTTCGTACACGACATCCACGAACACCTCCCGCGCGGCCGGATCGCTGAGCAGCCGCTTCGCCAGTGTCTGATGAGTGCCCATCGCCTCGAAAATCGCCTGCACCGTCGCCGCTGGCAGATTAGCCTTCATGGCCTGATCCTTGGGGTTGTTCTCGACCTGCGCCATCACCACGGCGTTGCTGCGCAGCTTCTCGCTCACGTGCACCGCCAGCGCCACCTGGTCGGTGTCGCTCACGTCCTTGCCAAGAGCGTCGTTCAGGCGTCGGATCAGGTCCGACAGCATGGCCTTCTCGCGGTCTCGTGCCTCGCGCAGGCCATTGTCGGTGATTGGGTCCAGCTCGGGATACTTGCCGTCTAGCGATACACCACTGAGCGTGCCCGACGTCTTGAGCTTGAAGTGCGTGAGTGCCAGGTCCGACAAGTCCACCTGCTCGAAGGTGATGCCCTTGAGCCGCTTTCGCAGCAGGCGCGCAAAGGCCGCGAAGCCCTCCAGCGCTGGGTCGCCGAAGTCCACCAGTTGCGCCACGTACTCGTAGGTACGCACGAACTTGGCGAGGCCCTGACTGAACACCATCAGCTTGTCGCGTTCGCGCGTCAGCTCGGACCGCTGCACCTCGGCGTTCTTCTCAGCGTCAGCATTGCCAGCTTCCATGGCCTGGCGCCAAGCCCGCTCCCAACTTTCGATCGCCTCGGTTAACGCCTTGAGCTTGACGTTGAATCGGTCGGCCGGTGCCTGCGTCAGGCTGAACAGCTTCTGGTGCGTGACCGCCGGGTTCACGACCGCCTGGCCAAACGCCTGCACCTCGGCCTGCTCGTACAGCAGCGTGGCGTCAAGGCTGGCCTTGATGTCGTAGACAACGTTTGGATCTTGAACGTCGGACACGGTGGCGTCGCGGTAGAAGGTCTTGAACGCCGCCAGGATTTCGTCGGCCTCGTTGGCAAAGTCGATCACGAAGGTGGGCTTGGCGCGCCCCGGCACGACGCGGTTCAGGCGCGAGAGCGTTTGCACAGCCTCCACACCCGAGACCTTCTTGTCCAGGTACATCGCCACCAGCTTGGGCTGGTCGAATCCGGTCTGGAACTTGTTGGCGACGATCATCACCCGGTAGTCGGTCGTGTCGAATGCCTTGCGCATGTCGCGACCACCCAGCCCCGGATTCAGGTTGGCTTCGTTGAAGGAATGGTTCTCCGGGAAGCCTTCCTCATTTGCGTCGCGGTTGGATACGTCGCCCGAGAACGCCACCATCGCGTGCACGTCGGTGTAACCGTGCTTCGCGCAGTAGCGTTGCAGCTCAACGTGGTACTTCACCGCAGCAGCCCGGCTGGGCGTGACAATCATCGCCTTGGCCTGCCCGCCTAGCAGGTGCGCCACCCTGCCCCGGAAGTGCTCGACGATCAACTGCACCTTCTGAGCGATGTTCGTCGGGTGCAGGCTCAGCCAGCGAGCGAGCGCTCGTCCGGCGCTCTTCTTGTCCACGCGGCGGTCGCCCGATTCGGTGAACTTCGTGCCCACCCGCAGTGCCGTCGCATAGCTGGTGTAGTTGCGCAGCACGTCGAGGATGAAGCCTTCCTGGATAGCCTGCTGCATCGTGTACGTGTGGAAGGGCACCGGCGGGTTGTCCTTGCTCACCGGCTGTGCCGGTTCACGCGGGCGGCCGAATAGGCTCAAGGTGCTGTGCTTGGGCGTGGCCGTGAAGGCAAAGTAGCTCGCGTTGCCTGAGGCCTTGCGCGAGGCCTGCCATAACGACAGCCGCTCGTCGGCGCCCAGGCTGGCCCACTCTTCCTCGCTCTGCCCGGTGAGCACGTAGCGCAGGTCGTCGGCCGTGCTGCCGCCGGTACTGCTGTGCGCCTCGTCGAGGATCACCGCGAAGCGCCGCTCACGCAGGCTTTGTTCGGAGAGGATCAGCTTCTGCGCGTGTGGGAAGGTCTGCAGCGTGCACACGATGATCGGCGTGCCTGCCAGCATGGCCTGCGCGAGCTGCTGGCTCTTGGGAAGCGGTGAGCTTTCGCGGTCGATCGCGCGGACGACGCCTGTCTGGTGCTCAATCTGCGCGATGGCGTCCTGCAACTGCTTGTCCAGCACCGTACGGTCGGTGACGACGATCACGCTATGGAAGTACGGCTCGCCGTCGGGCCGGCGGATGCGGATCAGCTCGTGCGAGGTCCATGAGATTGTGTTCGTCTTGCCCGAACCGGCACTATGCTGGATCAGGTATGGCCGGCCCACGCCTTCACTGCGCACCGCGGCGACCAGCGCCGACACGCCCTCCCACTGGTGGAAGCGTGGGAAGACCTGGGCCTCTCGGAACTCCACCTTGGCTGGCCCCACCGCCACTTCCTTCCGCTCCAGCAGAACGAAGCGATGGAAGATGCGGAGCCAGGCGTCGCGCGCCAGGACACGATGCCAGAGCCATGCCACCGGGTAGTCGCCGCCCTCGCCGGGCGGGTTGCCGGCCGCGCCGTTGTTGCCGCGGTTGAAGGGTAGGAACCAGGTCCCCGCGCCGTCAAGCCGCGTCGTCATGCGGATGTCGCTGTCGCTCATCGCGAAGTGCACCACCGCGCCGCGGCGGAAGATCAGTAGCGGTTCCGGGCGGCCACTCTTTTCGCTGCGCGGCGGGCGATCGTCCCGATACTGCTGCATCGCGGCTTCCACACTCTGCGTGAAGTCGGTCTTCAGCTCCACGGTCGCCACCGGCAGTCCGTTGATGAAGAACGACAAGTCGATGCGGTCGATCTTGTCCAGGGAGTACACGAGTTGCGGCACCACGCGCAACCGGTTTGCCGCGTAGCGCGCAATCACCGTGGCGTTGCGCTCGTCCTCCGGCAATGCCTGGCTCATTTGGAGCGTGCCGGCGCCGGCGAGTGAGAAGCCACGACGCAGCACCTCGACCGTACCGCCGTCCTTGGCTTCGAGCGCCTTGACCAGGCGGTCCAGCACGGCGACCTCAGTGCCAGTGCCGTTCAGTGCTTCCAGCTTGGCCCAGGCCTGCGGCTGGCTCTCGCGCAGCCAGCCGACTACGTCTTCCGGGAAGAGCGCGCGGGCACGATCGTAAGCGGCCGACTCGCCAACGAGCCAGCCGGCGGCGGCCAACTGCTCGACGATGTGGCGCTCCAACTCGGACTCGTGGTGAATCTGGCTCACGTGGGCTCCAGCGCGGGTTGGTCGGCGCGCAAGTCGATTTGACCGGTGACGGCGGCGGTGATGAGGGCGGCCCGGCGTTCCTTAAGTAGGGCAACGCTGTCTTCGGTCCTTGCTACCAGTCGTTCGATACGTTCAACCATGCTGCTGACGTGGTCGACAATTGCCTGTTGCTCCGCAAGCGGAGGCAGGGCGATTCGAACCGCGCTCAGTATTTCGCAGTTCAGCGCGGCTTGATTGCTTCCTCGCCCGCTCTCCCTGATCCAGTCGTACGCAGCGCCGAACACGTACAACAAGAACATGGGAAACAGTCGCGGCCCGCAGCAGACTGCAGCAAGATTTTGGTTGATCGCAGCATCGATCTTGAGAATCGCCGCGAGACCTCTTGTCTTTCCTTGACCAACCATCCCGACAACGACGGTCTCCTTGGGCAGAAGTCGCAAGGAGCAGGCACTCAGCGCGAGTTCTGAGATGAGTTCGGTCGCCTCGGATATGTACTGTTGATTGACCTCACCAGAGCCAAGCCACGGAACAGTTCCTTCGTGCCAGAACGATTCGTCGTCCCGGCTCGGGGTAGTGCCGTTTTCTACAGTAGCGAAATATCCCAGGCGGGATACCGCCCAATGCTCCGGTGTCATCCCAATCCAATCCACTCCGCTTTGTCTCATCGAGACGTTCGGGTTGAGCCCCTTGGTGACTGCATGAACGATTAGTACGTTGCGCTTCTCGCGGAGCAGTTCGATGAAGCGGGCCTTCTTCTCGATCAGGGCGTCGATACGGGCGGTCTCGTGGTCGAGGAACTTTGCAATTCTCTCCTGCTCGTCCAACGGCGGGAGGCCCATTCGCAGTGTCAACAAGGACTCGGGATACAACCTTAGCCGCGACTCTATGATCCCCGTGGACTCTGTCTTGAAGTACGCCCTGAACAAGCCAGAGCGAAGTAAAGCATGCACAAATCGCGGGTGCGCTTTCGTGCGATCAATCGTGAAGACAGCGTAGGCCGGGCTCGCAATGCCCGACAGGGGCGACACGCCGAGTGCGCCTTTCCAAGCAAGCATGTAGTTGATGACCAAGTCATCTGTCGACACGTGCCTGTACCCCTCAAGCGACTCCGCACGCGACAAGAAGTCGCCTTCTTCAACGCCGTCCGCCCGACGCGTCACGCCGGTGTACTCGCTCACGCTAAGCAAGTCTTCGGAGCCAGAGTCGGAAACGTCCTTTCGCTCTTGAAGAAAGGCTCGCGCCGGAAGAACGTGAGTTCGATCGGTGACCGACGGGGCTACGAACTCCGCGAAGAAGCGGCTCATCGAGTGACCTCGACCAAAAGGTTTTCGATCTCCGCCTCAACCGCCTTCAACTCGGCATCGATCTCTTCCAACGTCCGCGGTGGCACGTACTTGTAAAAATACCGGTTGAAGTTGATCTCGTAGCCGACGATGCCGACCTGGCCGTCCTTCTCGTCGACCTTTGCCTCGTCGATCCAGGCATCTGGCACGTGCGGCAGCACCTCGCGTTGGAAGTACTCGCGCACCTCCAGCTTCAGCGGTACGTTCTCGAACGCGCGGAGCTCGGAGTCGGCCATCGGCTGGCCGTCGGCTTCGAGCACCGGCTCGCAGTCAGGATCACGGGTGCCGAAGGCATCAAGCACTGCCTTGCGTGCGGCCTTGGCCAGACGCTTGACGCCGGCCGCGGACAGGAACGCGCCCAGCTCGTCGAAACTCCCCTGGCCTTGCAGTCCGGTGAAGCGCTCGACACCATCGGCTCCCTTTGCCTCGGCATAGGCCGCCAGCGTCTCCGCCGTGACCTCAAAGCGCAGCCGTAGCGGGCGCTCGACTGTGATGCGGCGGTAGCCGAAGTCCGTGGTGTCGAAGACCTTGGCGAACTCGTCGTCGGCCCCGAATCCGTCATGCCAGTGTGCGACGGCTTCGATCTGCGCCTGAGCAATCTGTCGGCGCTTACTGCCCAGGCTCTTGCGCATCGAGCTGTGCTGCGCGCTGGCGTCGATGAGCTGCACATTGCCTTTGCGATTTGCCGACTTGTGATTGGACAGCACCCACACATAGGTGCCGATGCCGGTGTTGTAGAACAGATCGGTGGGGAGCGCGACAATGGCTTCGAGCCAATCGTTCTCCAGAATCCAGCGTCTGATCTCGCTTTCGCCCGAGCCGGCGCCCCCGTTGAACAGCGGCGACCCCGAGAGCACGATGCCGATGCGGCTGCCGCCCAGCTCCACCGCCTTGCGCTTGGACAGCAGGTGCATCAGGAACAGCAGCGAGCCGTCGCCGACGCGCGGCAAGCCGGGGCCGAAGCGGCCGGCGTAGCCCAGGTCCCTGTGTTCGGCCTGCACCGCCTTCTGCACCATCTCCCACTTCACGCCAAAGGGCGGATTAGCCAGGCAGTAGTCGAAGCGCTCGCTGCGCAACTGGTCGCCGCTGAGCGTGTTGCCCAGCTTGAGGTTGCGCACGTCGTAGCCCTGGATCAGCTTGTCGGCCACGCAGATTGCGTAGGTCTCAGGGTTGAGTTCCTGCGCATAGGGGACAATTCGCGCGTCCGGGTTCCACTCGGCCACCTGCTCGATGGCCGACGAGAGGAAGCCGCCGGTGCCGGCTGCGCAATCGTAGACGGTCCGCACCACGCCCTCGCCGTTGAGCGCCTCGTGGTCGGTGGCAAAGACCAGGGTGGTGACCAGACGCACCACGTCGCGCGGCGTGAAGTACTCACCCGCGTCGTCGTTCGCGGCTTCGGCGAACTTGCGGATCAGGTGCTCGAACACCAGGCCCATCTCGGCGTTGGACAGCACCTTGGGGTGCAGGTCGATCGCGGCGAACTTCTGGACGATCAGGTACAGCAGGTTCGCCTGCTCCAGCTTGACCAGCCAGATGTCGAAGCCGAAGTGTTCGAAGATCTGGCGCGCGTTGGACGAGAAGCGGGCCAGGTAGTCCTCGAGGTTGGCGCGCGTGCTGGTGGAGCCCAGCGTGGCGAGGGAGAACTGGCTGGTGTTGTAGAAGCTAGCGCCGGCCACGTTGGGCAGCACCAGGTCCAGATCGACGCCGCTGTCCTTGAGCTGGGCGTGCTGCTTGAGCACCGCCTCCCGGGTCGGCTCCAGGACGCACTCCAGGCGACGGAGCACAGTGAACGGCAGGATGATCCGGCCGTAGAGTGAGGGTTTGAACGGTCCGCGCAAGGCGTCGGCCACGTTCCAGATGAAGTCGGCTAGATTCTGTTGTTGGGCCATTACTGCGCTTGAGTCAAGGAAGCTGTCCCAAGTGTCGCAGCTTCGCGGCCTTCAAACCGCCCGGTCGATCATCCGCCGTGACAACGCCAAGCGTGTTGGTGCCGAGTGACAGACTAACCCACCTTGCCACATTAACCGTCGACGCGGACGGGCCCGCTCTGGCGCAGATAGCGGCCTCCGAAATAGCTGCCAGAGGCGAAGTGCCACGGCAACGCGCCGAGCATTTCGGCCGCGTTGTCTGGCGTGACTTCGGCGGCTTGCGCCTCGGTGACCACCCCGCGGAACCAACGCCCGGAAGCGGTAAACGCCTCGTATTCCACGAAGTACCGGAGCCACCTTCGGCCGCAGTCGCCGCACGTCTGCAGGCTCACTTCCCCAAACCGGCCGCGTTGTTCGTCGCATCCCACCTGCACGATCGGGTCATTGGGAAGGAGGCCATGCTCCTTGAAGCAACGGCAGTCCTCGCGCGACGCCGAGGGTGAGACGCCAGCGGGTCGCACTGCACGGCTTTCGTTCGTTCCTGTCGTCATCGTCTGTCTCCCAGGCCAATCGCGCCCGCGTCGCGCGGCGAGCTTATCGGTCGACCGCTCAACTCGCCTTCTCGCGCATCCCGGGGAATTGTAGGGCGACGAGCCAGGGACACCTCGGCCGACCAGAGTGACGCCAGCGCGGACCGACTGCCGGCTGGCGTCCGTTGAGGCGGACAATGGACGTGTTGCACGCTGCGCAGTGCCGACCGCGACTTCGCAAGGACACCCAAATGACGATGACTCCGACCGATGCCCTGGGCCTCGCCGCGCGCTTGCACACCGGCCAGGTAGACAAGGCCGGGCAGCCCTACCTGCTGCACCCCGTGCGCGTCATGATGCGCCTGCCGGCCGATGCTAGCGAAGACGAAAAGGTCGCTGCGCTGCTGCATGACACCATCGAGGATTGCGGGCAGACGCTCCAGTCCCTGATCGCGACCGGCGTGGCGCCGGTCGCTGCTGCCATGGTCTTGTCGCTTACGCGGCGGGACGGTGAGTCCTACCACGACTTCCTGGTGCGCGTCCGCGCGGAGCGCATCGCGGTGCGGGTCAAGATCGCGGACATAGACGACAACACTGCCCCAGAACGGGTGGCGCTGCTCGCGTCGACCGACCCCGAGATGGCGCAGCGATTAGCGGCGAAGTACCGCGACGCCCGAGCATTGCTGACCGCTGCCACGTCCGCCCCGTTCACGCTGGAATCGATGCAACCACCCGAGACGGCGGCGGGGATCACCGAGTCGATCGAGAAGCTCGACCCGGCCACGACCCTGCCCCCCGGCAGACAAATGCGGGAATGATCCCCCCGTTCGCGCTGTGTGCCGGCTGGCCAGAGGAAACATCGAATAGAACGATTCAGCCCATGAGCTTCAGGCACACTTCGGCCGCGTCCAAGACGATCAACGGGCGGCACGGCCGTCGGCGCCGTGGACGCCGGATGCGCCACCGGGGTATATGTGATTTCCGCGACGCGAGTTTAGAAACGTGCCCGGAGAGAAGCCAGAAACTGCGAACTTTCCTCCGGACGAGCGGCCCTGCAAGTCGTTGATTTAAAACACTTTCTCGGTCGTCCGGGCTGCGCTGCATCGGCTTCTGACAGCGCGGGCGATCGTTTAGAAATCGAGCGTCGGGAATCGGAACCCAGCCAGCCAGGCGCCGGGCTACCTTGTGGGCGCTCGCGCGGGCGGCTCGCTCGGTTCGGAGCGTTTGGACTTGTTCGGATCGCGGTTCGCCAGCTCGCGCGCGACGGCCGCCCACGCGTCGACCGAACTCTCGACCGTCCATGCTAGTCCGACCACATCGCCGCACGCTGTTCGTTCAGGTGTAGCGCCACCGGCCAGACGGGGCGCCAGAGCGGCTCATGACGCTCACTGGGCGCTCTCCTGGCTCAGGGTCGAAGCCGTCCAGCGTTGCGTCCGGCCGTGCAGTTCCAGCGCGAAGCGGCCGCGGCGGCCCTGCCGGTTCTTCGGGATCTTGGCCAGCACCTGCACCGCGCCGGCGTCGCCCTTGCCAGTCGGGTGCAGGAGGATGACCGCATCGGCATCTTCTTCGATGGCCCCGGACTCCTTGAGGTGGTCTAGTTCCGGCTCGGCGTTGGCGCCCCCGCGACTAAGCTGGCTCAGGAGAAGCACGCAGACGCCGAGCTCCTTTGCGAGCTGCTTCATGCCACGGCTGATCTGCTCGATCTGGTGGTGCCGGCGCTCGACGCCACCCGCGCTCGCACACAGTTGCACGTAGTCGACCACGAGAAGCGCCAGCCCGCCCGCCTGCTGCACCTGTCGAGCCTTGGACCGGATGTCCAACAGCGTTAGAGCCGGTTGATCATCCACATAGAACGGAAGTCGGGCCGCACGCTCGCTGCCTTCGGCGAGCCTAGTGGAATCGTCGCCCTCGCAGCGGCCGGTGGTCACGCTGCCTAGAGACACGCGCCCCAGGTTCGCGACGATTCGGTCGACGAGATCGCAGGCGGGCATTTCCTGCGAGATCATCAGGACGCGGTGGCCCTGCGCCGCGATGTTGATGCCGATCTGGGTGGCAAGCGAGGTCTTCCCAACCGACGGGCGCGCGGCGAGCACGATGACCTTGCCGGGCTTGATGCCGCCGCCGAACGCCTCGTCCAGGTGGCCCAGACCCGTCGCGATGCCCGGCTGGACATCGCCCTCGGACAGGGCCTGCCAGTACTCGATGCGGTCGCCGACGAGTTCGCTCAGACTGCGTGGCGCGCTCGCGGCTCGCGTGCGGCGGATACCCGCGAAGATCGACGCAGCGCGATCGAGGATCTCGTCCGGTGCGCTGGCTTCGCGGGCCAGGTCTTGCACCTGGGCGGCCGCCGCGATCACGGCGCGGCGCGTCGCCTTCTCGATAACGACATCGGCATAACGTCCGACGTTCGACGCGCTCGGCACGCTTTGCGCCAGCGCGTTGAGGTATGCCAAGCCGCCCGCACGCTCGTCCGCGCCCGCATCACGCAGGCACTCGAACACTGTGATGACGTCGACGGGCTCCCGTCGCGCGACCATGGCGCCGATGGCGCTCCAGACTTCTCGGTTCCGATGGTCGAAGAAGTGCGAGGCCTCGACGCCGCGGTGAGAGATGCGGCCGAGGGCATCGGAGTCGAGTAGGAGAGCTCCTAGCAAGCTCTGCTCCGCCTCGGCGCTCCAGGGCAAGGATGCTTGATCGCGATCGGTCGCCATCAGTTGGCCCCCGTGAAGAATTCGTCGCAGTCCAGCACTGGGCGACGGGTGTCGCTCGCCTGCGTCGCAATCTGTACGCCCTCGTCCGCCCAGCGCTCGCCGTTCAGCCAGGTCGCCGGATATGGGATGAACTTGCCGCCGTCCTTCAGCCAGTCCGCGCTGGAGACCTGGCGCTTGAGGGTGCGCAGCATCCTGGCGACGGTCTCTTCCGACGGGTTGGTCTTGTCGAACGCATTGCGAGCTTCCTTCTTTCCGTCCTTTCGGGGATACGCCTCCCAGAACGTGGCGAACAGCGGATTGTCAGGCGACGCAGCCGAGCGCTTCTGTGCCTTCGGTGCCTTCTGCACGACTTCGGCCCTAGAGGGAGACATGCGGTCGCCGCGAAACTCGCGGCCCAGGGAATCAGGAACCAAGGAAGAGGGAATCAAGAAAGAGGGAATCAGCCCGGTTCGTTCCGGTCTAGGTTGCGCGTCGCCCGGTTCTTGCACCGGGCTGGCCCCGTCCGCGCACCGGGCTGGTAGCGTGCTGGGAGCTTCCTTCACGTGGGGGTTCTGGTGCTTGTCCCATTTCACGACCTGGATCACTCTGCGGCCCTCGGCCTCGTAGCGGTCGATGAAGCCGGCGTGCGCGAGCTGGCTCAACAGCGCATCCGCGCCGCATTCGTCGTAGGGCAATACCTCGGCCTTGATCTTCTTGGGACGGTCTTCGCAGCGACCATCGCGATCACATAGCGTCCAGAGACCAGCAAAGAGCAAGCGAGCCAGGGGCGGCAGTTCGCCGAGTACGTCGTTCGTGAAGAAGCCCGGTTTGAGATTGCGGGAGCGGGCCATCAACCGCGGCCCTCCCGCGCGAACTTGTGGCGCGCGGCTTCCTGGTCGTTCTCACTGCCCGCCGCGATCAGGCGGCCCTGGGACTGCTGATCGAAGTCGTGCAGCGGCGCCCAGAATTCGCCTGAGCCCGGGCGAGGCTCCCAGACGACAGCGAACACGCCGGCGCCAGCGACCGAGCCCGATGGGCGCCAGGCACCGCGGATGACGTCAAACGAGAGCAACTCGCCATGGCGGGGACGGTAGCGCATGGGTGCGGGGCAAGCGGCCGGCGCCGAAGTGCGGTCGAAGGCGGCGTGCATCAAGCCTGCCCTCCCGCGGCGGCGCGCTTGGCGCTGGCGGCGGCGCTGGCCTTCTTCGCACGCGCGGTCAGGAGATCGGCGGCGCCGGCATCGCTGGCGGCGGCCTCGACGCGTGCGACCCAGAAGTCACGCACGTCTGCCAGCTTCCAGCGCGTGCAGCGCGTTTGACGGATGACCGGAGCGGGTGCGCGGCCTGTGCGCACTTCCTCGTGCCACCAGGACACCGACATGCTGCCAACGGCGGCGCAAGCGGTGGCGTCGATCAATGCGACTTCAGCAAGACTGGCATGCGGGATAGCGAGATTTGCGGCGGTTGTGATCATTTCTGACCCCAGGTGTTGGACAGGGCTCAACACTCAGGCCGCAATAGGGGTTGCGGTCAACCGCAATAGCTGGCGATGGCGGTCTTCCCTCGGACAGGCGATCGAGACTGCAACAGCGACCGCAATAGCGACCGCAATAGCAGCGACCGCGACCCCTTACGCCTTCTTGCCGAACGGGTTGTGAGCGCTCGGCGTCTCTTTCTCCGCCGGCAATAGCTTCCTCACCCGTGTCTCAGAAATGTCATGGCGCTCGGCCGCAACCTTGGTGCCGTACCTCTCGCGGTCCGCCTTCAGCTCGGCGAGTTGCTCGGGGGTCCATCGCTCCCCGGCCTGTCTAATGGGCGTGTCGGTCGCAGAAGTCACAGAGTCGGCGGCCCCTGCGGAACCTCCAGTGGTCTCATCAATGGGTATCTGACGCAAGCGGGTTTCGAGGCTGTGGGCCAGCCCACAGGCGTCGAGGAAGCGGATCAGCTCGGAGCGATCAAACCCAATTTCCCGGTCTCGCCAGAAGCGGGCGGCCCCGTACTTTCCATCGATCGGCTTGATACTTATGCGGTGTCCCCGGGGCTCTGCCTCGCGGCCGCTCTCGATGTCCGGAACATGGGAAGGAACGGGATCGGGCTCCGGAGGCTCCGGAACATGGAATGGATCGGGATCGGGCTCGACGTCGAGCACGCGGCACTCATCGGCATATCGAACCATTTCCGCGCGCCGACGCCGAGCCCAGCCCGCTACCGACTCCAGCAACTTTAGGCCTTCGTCGCGCACGTCCTGAAGGAGCGGCTTACCCGTCTCTTTGCTGACCTCGGCCCACCGCGGCGGCTCGACTTCTGCGTTGAACAGCTCCGCGTGGAGCACAGCGGCGGCCCGCGACGTCCGTTCGATTTCCGCCGTGTCGGCAGATATCGTTTCGGCGACCTGGACGCGGCCGGCCACCGCGTCGACCGCGTCGTTGAGGTTGATGAAGTCCAATCGCGCCTCTTTGCGCATTCCTTGTGAATGGGGGCCGCGCCAGGCCGACAAGGGGATCGGCTTTTCGGGGGTCAGCCTAGGCGCGGCGAAACGGTCCGTCGCTATGCGGCCCGGGCTGCGTTGAGCGGGACAACCTGCGCACCTTCGCGCAGGCGGTCAAGGTAGTCGGCCCATGCGGTCATGAGGTCGCGGCGCTGTTCCATGAACGTCGTACGGTCGTAGGCCCGGCCCAAAGGCCCGGCGACCGCGTGCGCGAGCTGCGCCTCGATGACTTCGGCAGCGATGCCCAGGCGCTCCGCGGCCATGGTGCGCGCCATCGCGCGGAAACCGTGGGCGGTCATATCGTCATTGCCGTAGCCCATGCGCCGGAGCGCGCTGCGGACCGTGTTCTCGGACATGCAGCGGGTCTGGGCCGATGTGGTGGACGGGAAAACGAAAGGAGTCTCGCCCGTCAGCGGCCGCAACTCGCGCAGGATTTCCACGGCCTGGCGCGCAAGGGGCACGACATGCGGCGGGCCGTTCTCCTTGTCGGCCCTCTTGCGCTTCATGACCTCGCCGGGCAGCGTCAGCACTGCGTTGTCCAGGTCGACCCAGGCCCACGCCATCTGACGCAGTTCGCCCGGACGCAACAGCAGCAAGGCCGACAGCGATAGGGCGGCGCGCGTCACAGGGTGGCCATCGTAGCCGGTCACGTCGCGCAGCAGCTTGCCGGCATCCTTCGGGTCGACGATGGCGGCGTGGTGCCGGGGCTGCACAGGCGGCAGCGCGTCGCGCAGGTCAGCGGCCGGATTGCGCTGGCAGTGACCGCAGGCGATGCCGTACCGAAAGACCTGCCCGCATGCATCCTTGGCGCGGTGGGCTGTCTCGATCGCCCCGCGCTCCGTGATCCGGCGCAGCACGGCCAGCAGTTCGGGGGCCTCGATCGCAACGATCGGGCGCGAGCCGATCCAGGGGAACACGTCCTGGATGAATCGGGTTTCCGTGCGATCGGCGTGGCCAACGCTGACCTTGGCACGATGGACGATTGACAGCCATTCCCGGGCGACCGCCTCGAACGTGCCGGGCAGGGGCTCGCCCTTCGCCTCGGCGCGTTCGACCGCCTTGCGAGCCTTGCGGTCAGCCTTCTCGGTCTTCCGCGCGGTGCTGGGGTCGACACCCCCTGCCAGTTGCTGTCGCTTGTCGTTCCTGAACTTCCGAGCCATGGCCAGACTGACGTCCGGGTACGTGCCCAGGCTCTGCCGATTGGCCTTGCCGTCGACCCACCAGCGCAGGCGCCACCAGCCCGCGCCACTGGGCTGGCATTCCAGTGTCAGACCGGCGCCGTCGTTCACCGCCTTGGCCTTGCCGGACTCCGCGGCCTCCCGCAAAGCCTTCTCGATCGCCTTGACCGACAGCAGATCAGTAGCAGCCACCGCACAACCCTCCTCGTTTGACCGCCCAACTCGGCGGTTGTGCTGATTGTTGTGCGGTTCTTGTGCGGTTGCAAGCGGCCCGACCCGACCTCATGCGGGCAAGAAAAAAGCGCCAAGCTCTTGATTTGCTTGGCGCTTTCGTCTTTTGTGGCCCCTTTCGGAACCGTAGATGGTGGAGCCGGGGGGAATTGAACCCCCGTCCGCAAGCCATCACCGGACAGTTCTACATGCGTAGCTCTCTGGTTTGGATCTCGCACCGCCGGTCGCGCAGGAGCACGCTACCGGAGGCACCAGCCACTTGATCTCGCGACCGGCCGAGTGGCCCGACCGATCGCCAGCCAATGTGATTGACCTCTCAGTGTCGGAGCTTGCGCCCTTTCACCCGGCC